CCTATCACTGTATCCTTCATCTGCCGTCCTTTCGCGCAGTCGTTTCTTCCAACGACCATTCTGGCACATTGCGATGCCGTGCGGGGAGGACGGCAACCACCCCATCTCACAACCACAGCAAATAAAGAAATCGCCGCCATTCACCCGAAGGCCATGCCGGTCATCCTGACAACGCCGGAAGAACTGGACACCTGGATGAACGCCCCCGCCGAAGAAGCACTGCAACTCCAGTCGCCCCTGGTGGACGGATCACTGACCCGGAAATGAGAAATCCGGCCCGGCACATGAACCGCCCGCTCAGCCACCAGTCAGAAACGCCGCCACACACCCCATCAAATCGCTGCGATTACGGCAACAGGCGCCATCCCCGTTCCGCCGGCCAGGCAAGAGCGCAGGGAGCGGTTTACGGGGCTTTGCCCCGCGCCCCACAAAGGGACGCAGTCCCTTTGATCCCGGCTTGCCAATATAAAAGATAAAGGGAGCGTCCTGCGCAGCACGTCTCCGTATGCAGGGCGGGAGTCCAGCCCGTAAAACCAGACACGTCGACAGCGTGAAACGCCCTGATTTCCGGAGATTTTTCGCAGGGAAAACACCCCCTGGAGGTCCGGGCGGGAACGAAATGAAATTATATATCAATAGGTTATGTGTGTAAAACCTATTATGGGAATGGCAAAGAATCGCGGCAACTTTGCTATTTTGTAAAACTTTCAGGGCCGCGAATCAGACCTCAGGCAAGCCCTGAGAATCGGACGACACGCTCCATTTGGACCCTCGATCGTCCCGCTTGGACCAGTGAATGCGATTGAGACAACGCGGCCGCTTCTGAGCGCAGCTACCGTATGGCACGTGCCATGGCCGCCGAGGTCCAGCTCAAAAGAAAGCGGCGTCTTCAGATCCACGGCGCCCTGCGCCTGCTGATCTTGCTTCCACACCAGCACATCCTGTCCGTCTCGGTTCTCTTCGACGTCCGGCACGCCGGCGCATGCCACCAGGTCCGGTCGGCTCATACCGATCAGGCTGCGGGCTTCGTGCGGGAGAGAAGTGCAGGCGGACAGAGTGAGCGCTGCAAGAATAACGCTACCTCTCATCTGCCCCATTCTTTCCGAACGGATCACGCCGCGCCATCCCGCGCAGGATCATCCACGTCAGACCGATGATGGAAATGAGCGTGCCGGTCGAGCCGACCAGAACGGAGAGCGGGTCAAGCACTGGTGCTGGCCTGCATCTCGGATACCAGCGCGGCCAGATCCTCTTTGTTTGGGCTGACGCCGGTAAGGCCGGTCCAGTTCTCGCGGGATATAAGCCCGTAGGCCTCATCACAGAAGGTCGCCAGAAAGGCATACGACATGCGTCTTGAGGCGCCCCACGTGCTTAGATAGAGCCAGTCGGCATCGTAACCATGCAGCCAGACAGCGTGGCCGCCGGCGATGGAATTGTCTGCCAGAGGGGATACTGTCCAGTCTCCGTCTCCCTCGACCGCATAATTCGGTAGCGAGAGACCGATATACAGCCCTCCGAGGAACGCGATTGCGCGTTGAACCTGTGGGTTGTTCTTCGGGTTTACGTAGCCGAATGCGGTCAGGTAATCGCGTGTCTGTCCCGGACGAGCATAACCCTCCCGACGCCAGCGGTTCAGCACGTCCAGCTCGACGCCACCGTTGTCATTTGCGCCCGTAGCGGGGTCGAAGCCTGATTCATCCGCGTAGTTCTGCAGAACCTCGTCGTCAGACAACAGCACCGGGGCCTGCGCCGCGCCCGTCCATGTCCGGATCGCGCTCGCGACAGAGACCTGAGTGCAGCAGCCATAGCGATCATTGCCCCACATCGGCCACTGAGCGTTGGGCGCCCAGTTAACAGATGCCGGAATGACCGGCAGCCGTGCGGCCAGCGGTTCCGCGAGTTTATACGTGCGCGGATCGTGTCGCGCCGGCAGCTTGCCAAGCTTTCTTTTGGTCATTGTATCTCAACTATTTTCCGGGATAGATGGGCTTGATCGCGCCGGTCCGTGACATTCCATTTCTGGCGCGGTCACCACACGTTCGCATCCTCATTCCGCTGCCGGAAATAACGCTCAATCTCGCGGCGCAGCTTCGGCTTGTTGCCAGCCAGTTCCCATGCGCTCCAGGTGTTCCGGATCAGATCCTCGTCCGGCTGGAAATCATTCCGCGTCAGAATATCCCACCGGCTTTCATAAGCGCGATCTCGCTTGGAGCCGTGGAAGCGATGCTCGATCGCTCCATGCAGCGCACCGATATTGCCGTTCACCGATGCCATCGCCCGCTTCTGCCAGCGCAGGCAGTGCTTTTTGTAATCGTGACTGATATTGCCGGGGTAGCTTTCCGAGACGCGACCTATCAGAGCCAGCGCCATGTGATGATCCGCCGAGCCGAGCGCGGCCGTGTCGAGCAGGCCGCCCGTCGCGGTCAAGGCCCGACGTGTCGCCGCCCATGCGTAGCCCGGATGCGCGAAGCGGTATGGCGACCGGTGCGCGTTCGGTCCCTGCTTGATCGTCTCGCCGTCCATCCACATGCGGCAGAAGGACCGGTGAAGCTGCATATGCTCGCCGTTCGGTCCGAGATCGTAGCAGTCGGACCATGGCTGAATCACATCGAAGAGCTGGAGCGCCTCAACCGTTTCACGCGCCCAGTGAGGCTGGCGGAAGAAGATGTCGCTGTCGATCCAGGCAACGTACTGCCAGTCCTGTGGCAGCCCGGCGATGGCGATGTTCAGGCACCGCTCCTTCTCCCAGACCAGCGTGTTTGCCCGGACGCCGATATGGTTGACGCCGGGAACATGGCAGGTGAACGGTCTGTCCCCGTACTGGCATTCGACCACTGTGAGTTTCGCGCCGGATTGGAGAATATGTTCGGCCCACTCGTGATAAATCCGGTCGGGCACCTGCCACCGTAGTGGGTTTGAGCGGGCGGTGACGACATGAAGCTGAGAGGCAAGCATCAGAGATACCAACTCCGGACAGGGATTGAGATAAGCCAGAAGGCGCAGATGAGCAGGGCAATGACGATAAGCGCGGTCATCGTTTCGCAGCCTTACAGAGACAGAGCGTAAAGAGGTTCCCCGCGACGAAAACCGCCGCGAGGGTGAGGGTCACGGGCATCAGACGCCCAGATTTGCGAGGGCCTGGGCCTCAGTCATCCCGCCGGTGGCTTTCGCACCAGACGCCAACCCAAGCAGAGCCATGAACACGCTGATGAGCGTATCCAGCGACTCAAGCGCCACGCTCGCGTCGGTCTTAATGGTCGAGGACAGAGCCGAGCCAGCGCCCGATATCGCTGCACCGATTGCGCTGGCGACCGTGCTCATACCAGACAGGATGCTGTCGACGCGGGTTTTCCAGTCGGCATTGTCATAGTTGATCGTCAGCGTCGTTCCGGCCGCCGTCGAGAAAGCAGACAGAGCACCAGAGAGAGCGGTTTCGGCCGCTGTAATGGCAGTCATGTAAGGCGCAAGGGTCGGGAAAGATGAAAGGTAAAGCGTGACAGTCGCCGCGGCATTCAGGGCTGCCTGACCGTAGTTCTTGATCTTCGTCACATCGAGAGTGATTGTTGTCACGTTGCCAGACGTGGAAACCGAGCAGCCTTCTGTCGCCGCCATAAGGGCAACTGCGCCGACTGTAGTGGCAATACGGCCAAGGAAACGGCGCTTGCCGCGGTCGATGGTTTCGACATTGGCAAGGATCGGTGGTTCCATAAGGCGGGACAGATAAGTCATGGCATTTTGTCCTCCGTAATGACGGGAATGTTCGCTTCGGCGAGAACAGCTTTTGCCGCCTGCGCATGGTCGCGCGGGACCGGGACGCCAGTGACGCCGACCTGAATCCGGTTCACAGCCCAGCCGATATTCATGCCGAGCACCGTCATCGCCTTGTATGGGAGAGACCATCGGCTTGATGGCGGCGGTGGCTGAATGGAGGCCGACAGCACGTTGCAAAGAATGATGACGGCAGCAGGATAAATCGCGTATTGCGCTGGAACGGTTCCAAGCAGGGCAGCGATGGCAGACGTTGCTGTTGCGGCTTTGACTGCGCTGTTCATATGGAATACGGCCCCGTCCGGTAGAAATCGTGATGACCGATGCGCGTTGTGAAAAACCGGGGCTCGGCCCAGAAAGGCCTTGGTCCGCGCCAGTCGTAGTAGTGATCCGCTCCACCAGTCAGATCGACCAGAAGACCCGCTGTCAGTCTGTGCGCGAGCGTGACGGCTTCTCTGAATTGCGGATCGGAGAGCGTGACGGAAAGCAGCCTTTCGCGATTGGGGTCTGTTTCGTCCCAGCATGAAAACTGCTCCGGCGCCCGACACACTCCGGCGATATCAGCGCCCCACCAGCACGGAACCTTCACGCGATTTCCGATGACGTTCAGGATCGCCTGCATTCCGTCAGCGCCCTCGCCGCGCGCTTCGCCCCATGCCGTGCGGGCAGCCGTCATTTCCGGCGCTTCGTTCACTGGTGATGCAACCACTGGAACAGGACATACAGACCGACCGCCATCCCGCCGCCGACGCCCGATCCGCCGGCAATCAGCATTTCCCTGACGGAGCTTTTGTTTTTCACTTCCGCCAGAATCTCCGTCAGCGTGGCACCCTGAAGCTTCTGATTTGTGCGGATTTCGATGATGTCGTTCTGAGCTTCACGCAGATCAGAACGGACCTCGGAAAACTCGGGGCGTGTTATGTAGAGTTCGGCCGTCATGGCGGCGATCAGTATCCCGTCTGGAACTGGATACGTCCCCAGTTGCCCGATGCAATGCAACGATACCAATAGGTTCCGACGCGCCTCTCTGTTCCGGCCACACACGCGTCTGTAGAAGCCGGAGCGGCAGCCGAGTCTGAAACGACAAATGGTCCGCCATTTCCAACGTTGAAGCCTGCGTCTGCGGATGTAAATGTTGGCAGGCCAGTAATCTGGTCAGAGCTTATCCCTGTGGGATCATCTTCCATTGTAGCAATGAGCACAGAGTCTCCAAGGAATGATAGTGCGTAATACGGTGTATGATTGGAGCCAGAAACAGTGAAATAATCTTTGCTGAATATTCCTAGCTGCACCGAAACAGTCATTGAGTCACCGTCACTGCTGGTGATATTCAGCAGTGTTTCAGCATCTGTTCCAGATGGGGCAAAGCTAATTGCTCCAGACATCGTTCCACCAGCGAGCGGAAGATAGTCACCCGTGCTGCCTGCAACACTGATTGTTCCATCAGCAGCAACTGTCACGCCACTGCCAATCTTCACACCGCCAAGTGTCGTCGCGGTAGCGGCCGGCAGCGTGTAAGAAGACCCGTCGCCTGAGATTCCTTCAGACCCCGGCGTCTGGGCGCCGTTGTCGAATATGCCGTGATCTCCGGGAACAGACGGGACTGTCTGGGCAGACGCAGAAGCACATGACAGACACAGACTGAGACCGATAAAATATAGCGCGCGCATCTCGTCCCACCGCGTGAAAACCAGTCTGTCCGTGGGATGATTTTGTTAGTACCGATATTTTTTAGCTGAAGACATAGGACCGGCCAGAGCCTGCGGGGTAGAGAACGGGTCGGAGCAGGGATGCCACTGCCGGACCACATTTCCCAAGCTGAACGGATGCCTGCGGGTGAAGGCCGTCTGAGGTTGGATCAGTTGTAGACTGGCAGGCGAGCGCATTTACAAATGTTGCCCCGGTAGCAAGCGCCGCGGCCTCAAAGCCCGATACATATTCAGTAATCGTCGCTGCGGGAACAGATGCGAACTCATATGGCGTGAACGGAGTCATGAGAACAATCTTGCTGTCTGGGGAGGCAGCTTTAAGATTGTCTGCGAGAGTGGTCAGATTGGCCTGAACATTGGCAGGCGATCCTGATGCAGTCCCTTCCGAGACGTACGCCGCGATATCATTGTCGGCATCGGCCACTACGATCATGTCAGGATTTGTTGCGAAGCTGCGCGCTTGTCCAGACCAGAGCAGATTATAAGTCGTCAGAAGGTCCGGAACATTGCCATTACCGGCGATACTAAGGCCCTGACCAGAGAACCCGACAACGCCCACTTCCGCGTCCAGATAATCCCGCTGAAGATACGCCCAGCCATATCGCGCATTATTGTCTGCTGAGTCCACACTGGTATCGCCCTGCGATCTGAAACCGATACTGACTGACTGGCTCAGAATGAGGATCTGCTTGCTTCTGGCTGCAAGTGCCTGTGTAGCTCCCCCGGAGTCCACAGTGATACCGGAAAGGGTCACCATGGAAAGCTGTGGTGTCCACAGGTTCGTCGCCTGATATGAAGGAGTATTTTTTACGATCAGCTCAACATAATGCTGGGTAGCCGCGGCTGAAAAAGACGGGAGAGTTACGGATATGGATGCCGCCAGGGAGTAATCCGCTGCTACTCCGTCTACGATAACGGTCAGCACGGGGATTGTCGTATCCTGCGTTGCTGGCAATGTGAACCCAAGGGACAGCGTCTTTGTTCCGGTCAGCATCATACGGCAGTAAGCGCCTGCATTGATCGTGGACGCTCCGGCCGCGGCAACCAGCCAGTTACCCGGACTGTAGATTATATTTGCATCATTTGGCGCAATGGAGGTAGTTGCCATCCTTAAATTCCCCCTGCGATTGCTGTGACGCCAGATGTTGCTCTGTAATTTACCAGTGTCTGCTGTCCGGATACCGTGGATACGGTCGGCGCCGATCCCCCCGCATAGATAACCCCCGTAGATGGCAGAGTGACCGTATAGCTGGTCGCTGGGATAATCAGCGTGATTTCCTGAGACTGCCCTGATGCCGCGCTGCCGGAGAACTGCAGGGTCGCGTCGGCAGTCGCATTAACGACATAGACGATGCTGCCAGTTGTGGGGATAGGGATAGTGGTAGCGCCGGATGCGGTTATGGTCGATGCTGGAGTTACCGCAGCGGCGACTGTCCCTGGAGTGGTCTGCGCAGGGCTCCCATCGGCAGTAACCCATGTCGAGCCGTTCCACCATACGGGGGCACCAGCGACAGCGTCCGCATCTCCTGCAGAATCATAGCAGTCTGAGCAATAGCTCTGCGTACCGAGAGTGAGACCTGCGGTCGCAAGCTGACTGTAAGTTCGCGGCGTCACACCGAAGCCTCCGCCAGTGGACATCCCCGTGTTCTCCAGAAGATTTCCAAGAGCATCCACGGAGACATATGCAGCGGTGGTGGAGGTAGCGTTCTGAAACATTAGCTGAGAGCCAGCCTCAGCAATAAGGTTTCCCGTCCATGTTGCGTTGTTGGCGATCGCAATCTGTCCGCTGAAGGTTGACCCGCCGGTTACCGTGAGGCTTCCAAGTGTTGCCGCGCCGCCTACATTAAGCAGGCCGGGCATCGTAAGACCACCACCACCAGAGATACCCGTGCCGATACCGATGACCCCGTTCCCGGCACCATACAGGTAGGCATCAGTCGTGCTTGTGGCGCTCTGAAAGATCAGGTCCATGCCGGGCGTAAGGGACATCTGCGCTGACACCACCGTGGCACCCTTCAGTTTTACCGTGCCGTCCCCTGAAGCCACAAGGTTGCAGTATTGACCGAACTGACCACCGCAGAGCGCAAGGGACTGCATGTCGCCGTCCGAGTTCCACTTGAGGGCACCCAGTGCCGTTCCCCATGCGGTCGTCGTGCTGGTGTCGTTAGGGTCGATGCCGCCCGTGAGCGCCATGGAGTAATTCGTCAGGTTGTTCGGGTCAGCACCGGATGACATCGAGAACACCATGGCCTCATGATGTCCGTTGCCGGTCTCGCCCTGAAACTTCGCAATGTTGACGCCGCTGTTCGCTGTCGTAAGCGGGCACTGACCGTTGAGTGAGAAGCCGCTCGTCTCGATGCCGTACTGGCCGCAAAAGGCGTCACCGATCTGAAGGTGATGCTTGATGCCGCCGCCGAGGTACATCTCGATGCTGTCGTCGGTCAGTTCGTGGCCGTTGCCGTCCACATTGATCATCACGCCGTCGACTTTATACTGGTAGTCGGCAGTCTGGTCAGCCAGCAGGTCATACTCAACGCCGGTCATGGCACGGGTTATGCTGTCATTGCCAGGCGTGTATTGCGCCATGTCGTTGTGGATGGTCTTGCCGTCCGACATGCCGATGAAAACTGCGGTGTCAGCGTAATGCCACACGAGGCCGGGCGCCGAAGATGTGGTGTCCGTAGTGGTATCGATCGTATCGCCGGTATTCGTCCCCGGCGCGGCTGCCGCGGCCGTAATGCTGTTCTGAGTCCGCCAGCCCGGCCCCTGACTGTCGTCATCGACCATGACCGGGAACACGTCACTGACTACGCCGGTTGTGGCGTCAGTGGTTGTGGTTACCTTTGTGGCATCCATGTATCCATAATACACGTTCGGGATGCTGAACCCGTGCGGTGTGGATGCGGTGTTATTGCCGTTTTTCCAGTTCAGATAGACACGAATGATCCCATTGCCCTGAATGAGCGCAAGCTGAGCAGGCGTAAACGCGGGCGTGACTTTGAAATCCGCTGTGTCCACGGTCACAGTGCGGACAACGCCATCGGCGTTCGTGATGTCGGCACCGGCCTCCAGGCGCGGGGCAACGTTGCTGGTCTTGGTGAACTCGACAATGCCGTCGGTTCCGCCAGCGCCAATGCGATTGGCCCCGAACTCCCCGTCCGTATCCTGAATGGACAGCACGGCTCCGGAGTTGTCCGAGTGCCCCATCAGCATGCCGATCAGATTCACGTAAGCATCGTTATGTGAACCAAGACCGCCAAGATGGATGGCGCGAGGCGATGCAGCGCTGTCGCCGAAGCTGGTAAAGAACGCAGCCCCGGGACGCCATGAAGTATTCGTCTGCGCGAGGCCGTAGTCGAGAGGTGTTGTTCCGAAGTATGCCTGTGTGAGAGCTGTGATGGAGCCAGCCGTGTTGACCGGCGCGGTGACATTGCCATTGCTGTCCAGCCCCGGAATGCTTGAACCGATATCCGTCCACTGGACCGGGCGCGAACTGAGCGAAGTTCCGTTAATTGTTGGGTTCGTGAGTGTGCCGTTGGTCGTGTTGACTTTGGCCGCATCGAACGCGTTCATCTGCGCGCTGGTCAGAACCTGACCCTGTATCCACGTCCTGGATTGCTGGCTGTAGGCAGTGGCGGGGAGGAAGGAGAGCGCCAGAATTGTCGCGCAGAACAGCTTTTTCATCAGACGCCCATCTGTTGCGGGCAGAATTCTGATGACCGAAGACGCCCATCACACGGAAAATCGTGCTACGGGTGAGGCTGGTTTGTTAGTACCGGGGCTCCCGCCACAGCCCCGCAGCAGTCACGTCTGGAGCAACTTTGCCCGTCTTGCCTTCTCTGCCTGCACGTCGTCCCACATCTGCATGATGGCGTGCGCGGCCACTTTCAGCATACGTTCGCAGTTCTCGATCCGGGAGTTTTGTGGGTCTTTCTCCATCCTGATATCGACAGTCAGCGCATCGCCCATGGCTATGGCGATTTCGTTGCCCACCATCCTCTGAGGCCGAGGCCCCGATACCAGCGCCGTCATGATGCTGGCTCCGGGTGCGCCCGAAAATTTGCGGTAGCATCCGATGCTACCGGGACTGGAGACAGGTCAGAATCAAGGGCCGCTCCCGGAACCTCGCGGGCGAGACGCGCGATTCCTTTCGGAAGGATTTTCACATCATCCCGTGTCTTCGTTTCACCGCTGCTATTCTCGTAGGTGCTGACCTTGTGCCAGAGATATCCGGCATTGATCTTATCCTGATATCCAAGATTGTTCGTGGAACCCGGACGTTTGTAGATCCAGCGATTTGCCCGGAGCCACTGAACGAACGCCTTCGGTCCCACCTGAAGAATCTTGGCTGCTTCCTGAAGTCCATATGACCCGTCAGACGTGCTGATCCGGTCAAGCGCTACAGCCTTCGGGACCGCAATTGCGAGATAGCGTTCAGACAGCTTTGCGCGGTCTTCGGCAGCGGCGCTGGCGGCGGCAAGCTTCTCGTTCTCTTCCGCCAGACGGCCGGCCTCAAGAAGTGCCGCCGCGTAGGTCTGCGGGATGGCTGGAGTTGCCGGGGCCGCTTCGAGTTCCATCCAGCGGTCGATGATCCGCGCACGAAGCTCCACGCTGTAACCAGAAACCACAACCATGGTGTTTCGGTAGTCGAGGGAAAATTCCTGATACGTTTGTCCATTCTGGGGGTGGACGTAGGGGGTCTCGTTCCCAGAAACGAGACCCTTTTTCACAAGAGCCCGAATGGTTTTCAGAACGTTGTCGTGGCTGCTACCTGTCAGCGTCGCAATCTCGCGGCTCGACATTGTCGGAGTAGCATTCGGGGTAAGCATTGTGGTAAGAGTCATGCTCTGTGGTTCCTTACTGGGTTTCACTGAGAGGCGTCGGAATTGCTGCCAGGCTGGTCCGACGCCTTTTCTGTTTTCAGAACTTCCCGCAAAATCGCGACACATTCTTTATTCGCGCTGCGCTCATTTTTTGCGGCGCGTATCCGAAGGGCGCGAAGAAGATCGCGGTCCATCCGGAAGTTTATGCATTGGGTTTCTTTCATTGATCCTTCTCACTTTCCGCACTGCCAGAGTGCAAACCAATAATGCACAGCACTCTCGGAGTGCGCAATAGATATTTTTCTGATTTCGGATATTATGCCGCTATGCAGGACTTACGGCGCTCATCAATCACTGTCAGACTAGGAGAAGAGCTTCTCCACGCACTACGGATTGAGGCGGCAAAACGCCCTCAATCCGTAAACGCCGAGATCGTGCAGCGCCTTGAGGAATCGCTAAAAAAGGGCTCTCTTCTCACGGATGCCTTAGAAGAGTTCGACCGCGATAACGCTCCGAAGGATTCGGAGGAAAGGGCATTGATGAAGATCTTTCGTGGGATGACCGCGCAGGAAAAGGCCGTGCTCAAAGCTCTTCTCAATGGATTTATAAACGCCCGTGATATGGTGTGATAACGGCGCCCAATCGGAGATTGTGACTCTTCGTAATCCCAGATGGAGGAAGATTATGGCGAGCGCTGGCATCCTTGAACGAATGCAGGCACAGATCGACGCTCTGGCTTCTGAAGTGGCAATTCTTCGACAGGAGGTGCGTGGACGGTCGCCATGCCAAATCAAAGCATCCGATGCTACGCCCACTTTACTAATGTGGAAGAATGGCTACGACTTCCCAGAAAGGGGACTGGCAGAGATTAAAAAGATCGCGCTCGAAGCGCTTGAGCGGGCGAAGGATGCGCAGGGGAAGAAATGAAACATCTTATTGTACTGGTTGCAGTATGTTTATGTGGATGCGCGCAAAGCGCAGAAGAGAAAAGGCAGGTAGAATCTGAGCGGTATTTCGCAACTGAAGATTTAAAAAACTGCGCCATCGATAACGTATCTAAAATAGACGACAGAACATCCGATGCATCAACTATTGCCATGGCGCTCGCCTCAAGATGCCATAACGAATACAGAAATTCTGTTATGTCATTTTCAAACGGAATGAATTATAGACAAAAACAGATGCTTGTATGGACTGCTGAACAAACATCACGAAAAATAGATACATTCCTACCATGGGTTCTTAAATATAGAACGTCTCTTAAATCGCCAGCACCAAACGCATCTTATTGAACGAATTTATTAAAGAGGGACGCGAAGATTAATATCACTGCGTCAGTCCCGCTGCCTGGTAAGGGCTCCACGAAGGCGACAGCCAGAACTTCTGATTGTTCTGCTGCTGCACCTTGTCTTCATATCGCTCAAGATAGCCGGGGTTCATCATCTCCTGAAGCCGGTAATTAACCAGATACTGCATGGCGATCTTGCCGTAAAAAGTGTTCAGCCATACAGCCTGCGGGACAATCGCCCCGAAGGGAATATGCGTCTCGGCCAGACGCAGCGCCTGGCTTTCCGCTTCTTTTATGCCGTCTTGCGGACCCCGGTTCTCCCATCCATCGCGAATTGCCTGGTAGGCGTTTGCCACATCTCCGATATTACCCATCGTCGGGCCGGCAAGTGTTCCGGCAAATCCACCGCCAAAACGGTTTGCTTCGCCAAAAAGGAAGTCACCAAGGATGCCGGCGCCGCCGCCCTGAGCCATGGATGCCGTAACAAGCTTTACATAGTCGCTGAAACTGTCAGCCTTTCTCGGCTCCCTTCCCTTCATAATATCTTTCAGGTTCATAGACACATAGCCGAGGGCAGTTGTGGATGCGATGAGAAAGGCAATCCCCGGAATGTCGGCCCCCCTCCGCATGGCGGTCACCAGCCCTTTAAAATCGCCTGTTGTGTTTCCTTCACCCATACGCATCAGCTCACGACCCATACCCCGGACCATGTAATTAATGGTGTAGCTTTTGAACTGCATAATGGCTCTGACAAGCTCTCCGGATACGGTTCCGCGCTGCGTGCCCATGTTTGCTATGGCGGCAGTGCCGGCATTGGCCTCCGACATGCCTTCGTCAACCTGATCGAGAACATAGGCCCGCAGCTTCCGTTCCAGTTCTGAGCGGGCATAGTCAGCGCTTCCCGGCAAGTGGGACACAGCATCGTCGGAGAGTTCAGAGATATGGGAAGGCAGGATATAGGATTTTCCGTTATCCGCCTCACGCTTAACTTGCTGTAGCGCCCGCCATTCTTCCCCCTCAATCCCATACCGGCGCAATGTCGTTTGAAGCCGCTTTGGAAGAGTTTCGAAAGACTTCCCTGCATTTCGCGCAAGGTTATAGGCAACCATCGTCCCCGCCCCACGGCGCACTGCGTCGTTCCAGTATGACATGCCAGTCAGGCTGTGGAATCTGTTTACAGCCTCGGATAGCTGCCCAAGGCGTCCGTCTTCCCCGGTGAACCGGGCAGCAATATCTCCGACAAGAGCCTCGTTCCCAACGCCAAGAAGATCAGCTACCCGAGACCGGGCTGCCTTTTCAGACGGAAGCAGGCCAAGGGCAAGATGTGAAAACGCCTCAAGGATTGGCACGCCGTTATGGCGGAGCATCGCAACCTGAACGGGTATATCAGTAATCGATGACATCAGCGTGCTGCCAAGCATTGTCAGCTGATTAATGATGCGGGAAACCTGACCGATCTGAGCCAGTGTCACGCTGTCAGCGCGAGAGTATTCTCCTGTAAGCGTGCTGAACACCTTTTTGGCTTTATCATTCTGAAGGTGCTTAACCATTTCTGTGTCTTCACGTTTTTTTGCCCTGTCTATGAGCTGATCGGTCCACCGGTCAAACATAGCCTCCGGGTTTGTCCCGAAACGTTCCATCAGGGCCGCATTGCGTGCGCCATGGAGAACTCCTCCCAGCGCAGCATCGATGACGTTCCCGCGACCAAACTGCGCATTATAATCCATCCAGCTATCGGCATCTTTGAAATGGAGAACGCGCCCCTGGCTTATCCTCCTGGCAAGGTTCCCCGGACCTTTGAACGCAAGAGCATCTCCATATGAAGGGGCTCCTTCATGCACGCCGGTAGCCAGCGCTAAATAGACGTTCTTCAACCATGCCCGACGGTCGCCCGTTACTTCATCAAACGTGCGTTCGTCCAGCTTTGGTAAAATCGCATTGATCCATGCGTCAGCGGAAACCTTACGGATTTTCTCGCTGTCATGGAACTGAGACGCAACAAAATTCTCTGTCTTTCTGATCCATGCGCCTGCCTTGTTCTGCATCAGGCGGACGGTTTCCTGATATCTGGAAAGTATCGTGGCAATCTTAAAGGCAGCAGAATTCCCGGTTACAGACTTCCCGTCTCCCGAGCGCAGCGACCAGAGATCCCGGCCTATGTCCCGGTCAAATTCCTTGTCCTTTGCGATGGCTGCCTTGTACAGGCCCTCTTTCCGAAGGTCGCTTTCGAACTGCCCGGAAATTTTTGCGGCACGGGACTTCATGTTGATATCGGTAGAATCAGCCAGACCGCGAAGATTTCCTTCCTTCGACGACAGAACGGCACGATGATATTGTGCCTCCTTCCCCTCAGGGACACGCTCCATTAGCTGTCGATTGATAAACCTGTTATTCAGGGCGTTCCGGCGCTCCCGCGCAACGGCCTCCCGGTGCTCATCGGCCAGTTCTTTCCCGGCTCTCCGGGCAGCGTCGCGCGGAGATGAACCTTGCCGGACATACTTGTTAATTCTGCCCTGAGCCGCATCGAATATCTTTTCAAGCTCTTCATCACTGAGCGCGCGCCCTGCTGCGCGAGAAGCCGTCTCAAAACAATGACGATATGATCTCTCAGCCATTATAACCCCCTCACAAGGCACGCCGCCGCCGCCTCATACGCGGATGCCGCATTTTCATCTTCATCAAACGTCTTTTCACGCGCCGCAGATGGCGTTTCATCATCTCCGTAAAGCGCCCTGTATTCAGCCTCTATCCTGTCTGCATCGGCAGATATCTGGGCCACATCGCTTTCATGATCAGCGGCATCAGCCCTGGGGGCATTTTCGACCGATGCTTCCGTTGCCGCACGTGAGTTAGCTACAGCAGCCGGTTCATCAACCATAGCCGCGCGCGCCGCTGATTTTAGCCGCTCTCCGCTTTCCATGGCCGCGCTCAGAATATCTGTGACAGACCCCGTGCGCGCTGGATTCGTTGCGGTTCCCGCCTCATTCTTACCGTTCCTGCGCTGATACCTGCGAGCGAGGCGGCGGAATCGTGTTTCAGAAATCTGATATGCTGCGTGAAGATCGGGGGCCATGTCCCGCATCTGATAATCGATCTGCTGAAGCTTCTGACGCATTTCAGAGATCGCAACATCCCGGTCATGCATCTGCTCATGGCTTGTCTGTCGCTGAGCCCTTGCTTCGAGATCGGAAAGACCTGAACGCAGGTCATCTATTTGCGCCTGGACTTTCTGCGCGCCCTTGCTTTTGAGCGAAGATGCGCGCCGTTCCAGGCTTGCGATCTGTTCCTGCGTTTCATAATGAGATGCCCGGTCAGCAAGGATATCTTCATCAAACGTTGGATCGAACACCTGCTGTGAAGCGTCTTCGATACGTGTTCTGATATCCGCAGCGCTGCCGCTCAGCTTGTCGAACGCAGCAAAAGTATCAGGGTCCAGAGAGGCCGCAATATCACGAAGGCTCACCTCACCAGCCGAAGGAGAAGGCTCTGCGAAGTCATGAGCCTCCGCCATCTCTGCAACAATATTCGGCCGGTCTTCAAGCTGGGCTCCAATCGCCTCGCGCAATGCCGCGTCACGCATTTCCGGCGACTGGCTTTCCATAAACCCACTATTTGGGTTTGCCATCTGCTCCGCTGTGGGACTCTCGAACATCTCCTGTTCGGGGTTTATTATGACCGCCCTGGGCAGGATCATATGCAGACCGCCGCCCATGACGCCGCCCAAACCTATGTTCGTAAGCGCCTGCCCCATGGACCAGTCATTATGTTCGCTCTGATCAAGCATGTAGTTCGCTGGCTCAAGAGCCGCTACCCCGGCCATGCCCTGAGTGGCACCGGACAGCCCCCGTGCGGCACGGGAGGAATCAATGCCGACCCTTCCGAGGATTGCCGCTGCGCGGGCTTCACCGAGGCCTGGAACAAAGCTCGCAGCAATTCCGACAGGGTCCGCAAAGGCGGTCAGAATACCAGCAGACGTCGGGAGTCCCGTTGTGGGGGAGCTGCTTATAATGTCGTTCCTGACAATCTGCGCGTGCTTTTCATCGTGCAGTTCCTGCGCGACATCGCGCGTGGTGGGCTTATCAAACGATAATACGCCATCAATCCCGTACTGCTTGTTGGCGTCCTCTGGTTTTAAGATATCGGGAGAAAAGGAATCACCAACTCTTACCGCCCCCCTCAGCCCCCTCACCTCATACCAGTTCTGGAAAGCGCCTGAGATGCCTGCGCCCACCGCCTGCGAGGTTGTCGTGGGGAGAATGTCAGACCCGAGCGCCTGCGTCTGGACGCTTTGCGTAGGGTCGCCAGTCCATATTCCGGGCATTATTTAATCCCCGACAGAATTTTATTCTGCTCGGGGTTATCCGTCATAAAAGCATTCGCATGCCCCTGCGGGCTATAAGCGCCCTTCTGAACATCGGAGAACTGAACCGAGAACGGCTGCCCGTCCCTGTTCTTTGGAACATACTGAACCCCATAGACCCGCGACGGGATAACCAGTTGAAGCCCCTTATCGTCAGCCGTTGGAATCCATACCCCGAAATTTCTTATAGCGTTTATGCCCTTATCTTTTCGATCTTCATCCGTCATTCCGGGGACGCCCCCGGGAATCGGAGCCAGATCGTCAGGCTTAATCCCATTACGGGTCTGATCGGTGGCGGCGATCACATCTGGAAGCATTCCCTTGGGGACTCTCATGGTGCCGCTGAAATCGTAGGCTTTCCCGATAATGCCATCATATGCCAGAGAAACCGCATCTTTAGCTGTCTCCCCTTGCGCCACATACCAGCGCGACAAATCCTTCACCGCATTATAGGTCTGCTGATAGGCTGCCTCCCCGGCGCTGTTATTGATGACAGTGGCCCGGAACGCTGACAGCTTGTCTCCAATAGGATGATTAACTTTCGTATCGCTCAGTTTTGCCATTTCCTGGGGATTGATGTTCTGAAGGAACCCATCGCCACTCTTGTCGCCAGACGACTGCATGTAGATCTGTCGAGCGTGAAGCATATTTGCGAATACCGCCTGATCGGTAACCTGTTCAGGAAGATACATTGAGGCGAGCACGCCAACATCTTCCGGAACCTGATTATATTTGTGGAGCTGGCTAACAATACGTGACCAGTTCTCGTCGCTGTATTGCTGGCGAATGCCATTGAGCACAGCGCCAACATTCGTCTTTTCAGGATCGATATTCGATAGCATATCAGAAATACGTTGCGTTACCGCCTTAGGGGCAACATCCGGAGACGTAACACCAAGTGACCGCTGCGCGGCATCGCTCTGCCGGATATACTCATTCTGTGCCTGCCTCAGCTTATCCGGATCATCTCCCTGAGAAGCAGACTGGAGATTTTCTGCGGCCTGCTGCATAGCGGGGTAAGCCCGCACATAAGCAGCAGGATCGGCATGTAGCTGCTCGTTTGCCTTGTTCACCTGCGCTGTGAGCTGATTCAGGCCTTCGCGCCTGATTGTATAGTCAGGGGCATTCGTGTCCTGTATCTGGGCCGCTCTCTGGGCAAGATACTGTTGCTGCTGCGCTGGCGGCATCCACTGGACAGCTTTCCATTGAGACCCGGCATCGGATGCGGCGTCAAACTTGCTTCGCCATTCCTGCGCTTTTTCTGGCGGAAGAAGCTGCGCAACATCCGCGTCAGGATACTGGCCGCTCATGTTGCCGCCCGCCCGCTGGGAGATAAGATTGGTAAGTCTGTCCGTCAGGTCTGAACGCGCTGACTGTGTTTCCGCCTCCCAAACTGTTTTCATCTGCGAAACCTGAGACAGCTTCGCCATGTTTTCTTCCCAGTCAGGCCCGGACATTGCCTCGCGGACTGCGCCCTCAAAGTCGGGGGCGGTATGGGAAGGGGGGAGAGCCTGCGGACTTACTGCTGATGAAATTTTGCTGACGTAGTGCTGTGTTTCGGTCGGGGTATGGGATAGGAAATCAGCATCGGTAACAGCGCCGGTTCTGGGGTCACCGTGCTCTTTCAGAGCCTTGTCCACATTCCCTTCGCCCCAGTTATAAGCAGCGCAGGCAAGGGTGAAGTTATTGCCGTATTTCTGGCATAGCTGATACATCTTTGCATGGCCCAGTCCGCGATTATAGGCCGGGTCATTATCAAGTCTATTGGCGTCAAACTGGATACCTGCATATTTTGCAGCATCCTGTGCTGTGCTGGGTCTGATTTGCATGACGCCGCGCGGGGAATCCGGATCACCCGGCATGGAGCGCAGAACGGTTCCATCCTTATCTAATTGCTTCCCACCGCTTTCTGCTTGCTCTTGTGCTGTCAGAACATCAGCAACGTTCGCATTGCCATCAATAGGGAGAACCTGACGGATCGATGGCCCGAATTTCTGCTGCGCCCATATCTGGGCCTGCTTCTCCAAAACTGGATGATGAAGGCTTATCTCCATCTGGTTTTTAGTTTCTTCTGACAATTTGCTGCCATTGGCATCAAGATAATTCCGCCCCCCTATAGGATCGTTATCAGCAAGATAAGCCGTCACTATCTTCTTGCTGGCGGTATCCATGGCATCTGCACGCCGCTGAACAAGTATTGGATTATCCGGAGCAAGACCTTCTGTTGCTCCCCGCTGATTGATGGCGCGGAATATCTCTGTAAAACTCGATTGAAGCGCCTGCGGATTGTTACGGCTTGCCGCCGCCGTATTCCCCAGTGTGTTGATACGAGCGGTCTGCGTATCATCCACCCACTGCTGGCGCTCCCGGCTGGCATGAGCCGCCATTGTCCCGAACGCGCTCTCCTGGAATGAACTGGACTGGTCATTGAACAAACGCTGCTGCGTTGGAGTCATTCCCTGCATCAGAGACCGGCGATACTGATCGATCCCCTGAGTTGCCGGCTGCAACGCGGACATCGCGGATTTGCCCTGCGAATTGAAAAATCCCGGCGTCTGGTCATCGCCATACTGAACATTGCGGACGTGATCCTGAAACTGGTTCATCGCGTCCTGAACTGATGTCAGATTATTCTGCTGCTCGATGCGTTCGCTGATCTGCCCCGCCACTTCGCCCGCACGCGAAAGGCCTTCGCCAAGCGCTGCGCCGGCATTGGTCACACGCGGATTGGAGATATAGCCCGTGTCCACGCCGGAAGGCGTGCTGTATGATCCGTTCGTGAACGGGACTTCAGCCATCAGTTACCATCCCCTCGCTGTCGTGCCGACCCCGGCGAACAGATCGTCCCATTTGCTGGCGAAAGCCGATCCCGCCGCGAGTGTGCCGCCTATGGCGCCACCGGTTATGGCGTTGCTGGCGTTGGCCCGCGCTGCCCGCGCCTCATTGTCGTATGACGTGGCCTGATTGCGGTAAGCGACGGCCCGCGCATTGGCGTCATACAGATCGGAGCCGACCGTCATCCCGGTATTGCGTCCGGTTGCCTGTTGCACATCCAGCGCTGACCCGCTGTCCAGCGTCACGCCATTGGCGGCCATCTGCGCACGCTGCGCACCGAGTTTCGCGCTGCCCTCCTGATAATCCTTCTGAGCGTTCAGGTAGCCCTGATCGATAGCGACGTTCGCGTTGTTTGCGGCCTGAGCAGCATTGAGGCGGTCGACGCGCGCTTCGGTTTTCGATGCAGCCGCCTGCGAAAATCCATTGATGAGAGACCCGGCCATACCAAGGCCGCCACTCACACCAGCGCCAACAAGGCCCATCAGACACCCCTCATTTCAGCGCGACAGAACATGGCGCCGTAAAGCCCGATCGGCTCCGGCTGTCCGATCGTAAATCCGAGCCATTGCAGCCAGCGGATAGCCTGCGGATATTCCGCGTCGATCCAGTTCGTCAGAAGCCGGTATTCCTGCCTCCATTCCTGAACGCGCAGTCTTGTTCCTCGCAGAAAAGCCTTTGGCGTTCCAGAGAGATATTCAGTTCCGATCAGCCATGGATGCCCGACATCCAGAGAGCGCACGATGCCGAACGCGCAGAGCGGCCTGTCCCGGTCAAAGAACACGCCGGCGTCTTCCGATTGCCGGATGGTCCGTCGCAGAACGCCTTCCGGATCGCCTTCTCCCATCCGCATGACTTCCAGCCGGTCAGCCGGGCGCAACAATGGTGCAATCATGCCCGCATCGGATTCATCCGCCTTGCGCCACCAGATCAAAATCCCTGCTCCACATCGAAGCTGACACCGGTAATTGTCACCGGAAGCGGCATGTTCTGGTAGAAATCGATCTGGCCTTCCTGCGTCCAGTTCGCGGAAGGGATTTTCATCACCAGATCGCTGGTCATGTCGCCATCCGTTGCCTGTGCCCCAATGGGATACTGCGCCGCGCCCGCGTTCGTGGAGACCTGAAGGCCGCAGGAATTATAGAGCGATGCGTAAACCTTACTGACGCGCTTGCGCCGTGCGAACTGTGGCATCTGCCCGAGTGAGAGCGGCAACGTCTGCGCGTGCGCCGCAATCGGAAGACCGACGGTGATTGTCTCTCCCGCGACCGGCAGCGTCACCGATCCATCGGCGGCGACAGTCAGGCCCGCGTAACCTTTCCCGTCGATGCAGGCGGAGACAGTCTGCCCGATAAGATGGTTCATTCCGGTCACTTTCGATACTGAAGCGCCTGTGTATCTGAGGCCGCAATCCACGAACCATGATTGCGTGATATCGTTGTTTTCCTTGCCGAGCTGCCGGGTGACCATACGCTCCACGTAATAGACATTCTTCCCGTTGATGCTGCGCTCAGTCAGGAAATACGCAACGTCCTCGATGGCGCCATAAGCATTCGTCTCCGGGATCACGGCAACTGACAGAAAGACGCCATTGGTTGTCGAATGCTGATGCCAGGCCCAGACATCCTGCTCTTTGAGATAGGTCATTCCGAGCAGATTCCCGTCTGAACGGCACGCCCAGAGCAGGTTGAACGGGAACTGAGCAAATCCCCAGTCCGATATCGTGTAGCCGTAAAACAGATTTTCAGCCATGACTGACAGATCGCGGCCCGTGTAAATCTGCGCGTAATAATCGTATTGCAGATCCCGGACGTGACTGCCCTTGCCTTCGACAAACAGGACATCGGTATTCACGGACAGCGGCCTTACATCCGACGATCCGACGAATATCTGCGGAACAGCCGTGAAATTGGCCGGGGTAATGGCCTCGCCAGTCTGGCCACCAGACACCTTCCATATCCCGGCGCCAGTGAACACGAGCAGATCAGGCATTGAGACAAGGTGCTTGATCGCATTCACCTCCTGAGACGCAATCGTTGCCGTGATTGCATCGTCATCGCGGACCGGAGTGTGAACGTCGAAATTGGTATAGTTTGCGCTCTGGCTCATCCACACCGTCTGGGGGTAAGCCGTCGACCCGGCGAACACGCGACGCTGCTGAAAATATCCGCAGGCAATCGGATTGTTCCCATAGAACGGATTCTTCGCAACAGGCGGTCCGTTCGTTGTGTCGGGCGCGTAGTTCTGGTCCTGAAAAGACAGGCCGGTCGTGGTGCCGATCAGGCCATACTGGCCGGCATACTGGCGATAGATATTGTAATACTCAGCGCTCTCTGCGGCATCCCATGTAATGGTGTTGTAATTTCCATACTGAGAAAAATAGCCGATATTGTATGCCGTGACCGTGGCGCTGTCCTGATACAGGCTTTCTTCGTTCAGCGTGTCAGATGCCGTGGTTACGGTATAGGTATATTCGACCTTTGAAATTCCCGGTGTCGTGCCGGTATTTCCTGCGTTTCCATCCGTGGCCACAGCGGCAATACCGGTCGGCCCGGCTAGGTTCGACCATGTCCCGACCTGCAAAACCCAGTCTGTTTCACCCAGACGCTCCAGATAGCATGGTCCATAATTCTCATGCGTGATCGTCAGCACGTCAGCGGACTGCGTGTATCGCAGAAAGAACACGTCCGTGATCGCGTATGGGCTCGCAATCTGATAGATGGAGCCATCGCTGTTCGTCAGATAGGCGCCATTCGCTATGAAGCGAATATACTCAGTGCCAAACTCAAGAATATATGCCTGTGTGTTGCTGAAGATGAACGGGATCAGCTTCGACGGCGCTGTGCCGGGAGATTGGCCGGCTTCTGCAACATACTGCGTTCCAGGCCGATTGCTGATGCCGCCCTGCACATGCACGAAGAAATTCTCAAGCTCAGCCGCACCGGACTGCCATTTCTCCATATCTGCCCGAAACTTCAGGGACGGAGACATGACGCCGCCGATGAAGGACGCGATATAGGACAGGGCGATCTGATTGCCGCCAGATCGTGAAGTGCTCATAGCGGCGCGATGATCCCGGCATTGGCCAGCGTATTTATCAGATTGTTGAAATCCGTCATGGTCGGTGCGGCGGTAAGTTGAGCTATCCCCGGCATCCGCCGCACAGGCGCTGTCAGATGCGCGAACGTGCCGGTGAACGCGCCGGTCAGTTCACCGGTCCCAGCTGATACAAGGTTGAGGATGCACACGACGCTGCCAGTCTGGCCGGTTGCTGTCGGCGCAGCGCATGAAAACGTACCGAGCACGTAAACGTTCACGAACATCAGCGTGTCATACTGGACGTTCGATGCGATCCAGAGGTTGGAGATGATGCAGGTGTTCGCGATGCAGCACTGCGTGACCCGGGTACCCGCGTCCAGCTCCCAGAAGTTGTAGGACGTGCTGCCGTTAAATTCGAGGTTCGTGATCTGAAGTCGGGACAGGTTTGTAAACGTACTGTCGGTCCGGATGCCGTAAAGCGCCTTCTCGACGTAGCAGTTCGTCACCTGGAACAACGTGATATCCGCGATAGATCCGGAGACCTGATTACAGAAATTCATCCAGTACTGAACGCTGTTCTGCCCCTGATTGAACTGGCAGTTCGTGATGACAATCGTGTTCGGACCGGCCGCGCCCGCTGTCGTGCTGCCCCCGGAAATCCGGATATAGGAATCGCAGGCAAAGTCGAAAGCGCCGTTCGAGCCGAACCGACAGGAGTCGATCCGGACTTCAGCGGTTGTGTCGACGGCGATATGGCACAGCGTCACGCTGCGGGTGCGGCAGTTCTTCACCCACACACCGAGACCGCCCATAGCCTTTATTCCCGTCTCGTGACCGGACACCGTGCAGTTTTCGGCGGATGCAATCTGCGTCTGATTGAACAGGATGCCAACGCTGTCAGCAGGAATATCCGATGCCGTCAGTGCATCCTGTCTGGTGATATGGAGGTTGCGGAGCGCGGCACCCTGAGCAGACTGATCTGTCCCGTCGCCAAGGCTGATAGCCGTCAGCGTGGTATCGGCGAACACCAGCTCAGCAGTCTGCGTGTAGATCCCGGCCTGCGGCCCGTCGGAATACAGCGTCTGACCACCGGAAAGCACAATGCCGCCGGAAAGATAATACGTTCCGGGCGGAACGTAGAGCGCCATCGCACCGGACGCAATCGCTGCATTGAACGCCGCCAGGCAGTCCGTGACGCCATCAGCCACAGCGCCAAACGCCAGAACGCTTGTCCACTTGCGGGACGTGGTCATGGCCAGATGCGCCTGCGCCGCACCGGACGAGTTGTTCCCTGTAAACTCCGGCAGGTTCACCACAGCGTCCATAGATGCGATCGTGAGCTGACGGTTCGCACCGGTCCCGCTGGCATTCGCGTTCGTGATGACGTAATCACCAGCAGCCTGCTTCCCTGCCACTTCCGTCGCAAGAGCCGTGTCTGCCTGCTGCCGCGCCGTGGCTTCGCTGTTGATGTCGCTGGCAAGGATATTGTCCGCCGCCGTCCGGGCCGAAGCCTCCGCTGTGACCTGCGCGGTCATGGATGCTTCAAGATCGGTCAGGTCCGTCTGATCCATCTTGCATGAAAACCACACCTGCCATTCCAGAACGGTCGGAATGTAGTTCTGGCTCCATTTCGGATAGCTGTATGGGCCAAGCGTAAGCGTCATGACATCATCTCTCGTTTTCAGATCAGTTCAGCGAGTCAACGTCGAGGATGCCCTCATCCAGAATGAAGCCCGGAAGCTCAACCGGATTGACCCTGCGGTGATATGGCCGGCGCCATCCAACCGGGCTCATGCCAATGGCCAGCACGCCAATGCGGCTGTCCGGAGTGTCGGCCGGAATATATTTGCCGCGACGGTTGGCGATATCTCTCGGCGTCAGGCCATTCGCCGCCACCCCGTTCAGGCTCTCTGCCGGCGTCAGGTATGATGGCGTTGGGCTGTTCGCGCTGGCGTCCCCTGCGATGAAGCCTGACGGGTAGCTTTCCAGTGACTGCACAGCCGGATCGTGATGGTGGAGCGGCATGCCGCGCGCCATGATCCAGTCGGGCACGTAATCCGTGGACATGACTTCCACGCGCTGATCCGCCTTGCATGCCTGCGCCAGTGCGGTTTCAGCTTCCTGCGCGATGCTGCCGACGATATTCCCAGCCACGCCCAGAGTCGTGCCAATCTCGGCCGACAGCGCCAGCCAGAACGCACGCCGGAACGTCGCCGGCCACTGGTCGATTGTGAGAGTGTTCGTGACGATCATCACCGACAGCGTCGGCAGATCGCACCAGATCACCGGAACGATGTCTGTGCCGCCAGCCGTGCCGGTTCCGGTCTGATACGGAATATCAGGCAGGAAAAACCTGTCCTGTGGCTTCCATCGCTTCTGAGGAATATTCGGATCGATGATCTCGCAGACCTGAACGCATCCCTCCGGCAGGGCGTATTCATAAGCCCATCGCGGGTTGGTGCTGGCCGCTCCGGTGCCGGATGCTACGGCGCGACACCATTCCCACGTGTAATTCGGATATGCCGCACACTGCGGGTTCTGCAGTAGGCCGAGCAGGACATCATCGTAAAAATCGTTGCACGTATCGGCCTCAACCGAACCATCGGTCAGGGAGGTGATGGTGCTTTGCGTGCCGAGCCGGCGCAGTGCGCGATTGCACAGATCAATATTTGTGGTCACGCACCGCCCCGCTCTTTAGTGATCGGCGCTGCTGTCGTCGCCGCTTTCTGTTTTTTCGTCGCTGAAAATCTGCTTCGGATTGTCAACAGATTTCACCATCTGGTGGACATAATCCGGCGTGTTGACATCGACCGAGGCAGCCTTGCCGGCGTCCTCTTTGGCCTTCTTCGCCGCTGCATCCATTGGCTCAAGATTGAAGCCCGGAACGCCATCGAAGGTGATGACGGTTCCCGCTTCGATCAGGCGCCCATGAATGAAACTCGGCTCCGTGACTTTGTATTTCGGCATTGCCGTCAGGCCACGTAGTTGCGCGGATAGGCAGTGCGCGCCGGAACATCGAGCGCGATACCCGCCGTCACCGTGCCGGAGGTCAGCACAGCGGAAGGCGTGTATGTAAGCTGCATGTAGCGATAAAGCTCAGTCGAGAACGCGACCTTCGCCCGGACCAGAAACGGCTGCTCGGTCGTCAGATCGGCAATGGGAACGGCCGGGAATGCTTCCAGCGTTTCCCACGTCGCATCGTCCTGCGAGACCTGAACAGCCACGGCAATCGTCGCGCCGGCTGTAGCTGATGTCGGCAGCGACGGGCATTCCACGAATACCTTGATGCCTTCGGTCGGCCCGAAATCGACATTCTGCGAAAAGTCGAAGCTGTTGGTGGACACGACAGCGCCGCCGGCAGCGGCAGTCGTCAGATCCTGCGCAGAGGAGAAAATGAGGGTGCTATCAACAATCACGGCATTTCTCCTTAGACGACAGCCGCTTCGGTATTCATGATCGCATCACAGACGCGGATCGGAATGCCACGGAACATGAGGGTCGGCATGCCATCCCATTCCTGAAGCGAAAGCAGGACGTTCGTCTTGTTCATCGCCTGAAGGGAGAGGGCCGTCGCAATGGTGCGGTTGACGTAGAACGCCGGCTTCCCAAACGAAAGCGGAGCACCGCCATTCGCCATGGTCGCGGTCTGAATGTTCGTGGCTGTGCGCGGCATTGTCGGCATCTTGTATGTCAGAGCCGTCATCAGCGCGATCAGGTTCGGCGCACTGGTCCCGGTCAGGGTCGACACATCGATGTTTGCGATGCGTCCGAAGTATCGCCAGTCACGAACTGTCAGGCCACAATCCCATTTGTAATGGGTCTGAAGCGCCTGGAACGGATTGCCATTCTCGTCGAGAACCGGAGCATCCGTGGTCACGTCGTTGACCTGAAGTCCGGCAGCCGATCCTTTCGGGAAAATGCCGAAGCCGTTGGTCGGACCCCAGCAGCACAGCCAGATCGATGTGTTCGTGCTGCCCGTTCCGCCGCCATTCATAACGTTGACGGCCGATGCCGCCTTTGCGGTCTGGAGCGTGTTATAGCGCGGCGCAAGGCCGGTGAAGGCACCGAGATCGGCCTGCTCATTGCCGTAGAACAGCGTCCGGGCCATCTGCTGATTCATGCCCTCAATGAAGGCCATGTCCTCGGACAGACGGTATGCGGCACTGTCGCCTTCAAGGCGGGCCAGATCCTTATCGACCAGGGCATATGCTTCCAGCATGCCGCATGTGTCGGTGATCTGCGCGGTCGTGCTCTTGGAGCGCGGCACGCCACCGTAGAGCATGCGCCACGTGGCGGCAGGCAGGCCGCGCCGCACCGTGGTTTTATTGCCAGTTGGCAGATTGCCTTCCTTCCAGAGCATATCCAGAAGGATTTCGTTCGTCTGCGAAAGCAGATTGACGATATCGTCAATGCCCCCGTCAGGACCGCGCCGGCTGGCCCAATCCGCCAGCGTGAGACAGGTGGATGAGAGTAGAGCCACGCTTTACGATCCTTTGCCGTAGAGACGGTTGGCCACATCCTCGAAACTGTTCCCGCGAGACTGCGCTGCGGGTTTTCCGAAGTCAGGCGCGTCAGCGGCGCCCATGGCTTTACCGATGAGGTTGAGTGCGCGGATCACGGCGGGATGATTGCCCGCTCCTGTATCCACCAGCGCTTTTCGGAGATCGTCGCCGCCGAAATTGTCGAGAACGCGCGATGTGTTCTGCATCACGTCCGGCAGGAGCTTCTTGCCATCGGAGAGATCGCGGTCGGCCAGAGATTCGTTCTGCCATCCGACAACGCGGGCGCTCTGTGCCTCAGCCTGCTTTCCGAGCTGATCCTGAAAATACTTCAGGCCGAAGTCGGTGACTTTCTCGAACTGCTTCTGAGTCAGGCCTGCTTCTTTCGCGAGACCTTCATAGCTGCCGAGCGTTTCGGGGTCGGCTGTGAAACCGTCCGGAGCCTTGAACTCATATTTTTCAGGAACGACGGGTTTTTCAGGCGGCGCTTCGGACTGCTCTGTCGAAGTCGTGCCTTCAGCGTTTGCGGCCTGACCGCCCTCTCCAGCGCCCTGACCAGCAGGCTGCGTTACAGCTTCACCGCCAGCAGGCGCGTCTGTCGCGAGCGTTGTTCCGGCATCTGTGGCTTCAGTCGTCGTCACCCGTAAGGCGCTCCGCAAGTATCGAACCTGCGAGGCCTTCGCCTGCGTTTGTTAGTACCGAGTGCAATTCAATACCGACACTTCGCTGACCTTCACGATATGCCGTGCCGAGTGCATCGCCGGGAATGAATGACGCTGCCAGAGGCCCTGTGCCCTGAAGGATGCGAGCCAGCACGCGGCGTCCGCGAGGATCGGAGCACACCCACAGAAGATCGCGTTGCGGACCGGTGGCTTTAGCTTTGCGCCGGCTGCGTTTTTCTTCGACCTGAGCAACGTCGTTCGGATCGTATGTCACTGGCCGAGACCGCTCACGATGGCGCTCAGTGCGTTCTCGCCACCCCCAACATCGGTCTGCGACAGATTTCGGGCTCCCTGAGCGAGATTCATTGCGTTCTCCGCCGCCTGCTGCTGCTGCTGCTGATACGCACGGTCCTGCCGCTTACGGGCGACTTCCTGCGGATCGCGCATGATACGCTGGTCAATGTTCAGAAGATCCCCGTAAATATCGGTCGCCGCATCGAGATCGATATTGTCCATGACGTCAGGTTGCTCGCCGGCAATGCTGCCGACAAACCGGGTGAACTGCTCAATGCCCGTTGTCATCGTTGCACGCTGCGCCTGGGCGAGGACGGAGACGTAGCTGATCTTCACATTCGACAGGCCAAGGCTGGCCGGTCGTTTCGGGAGCAGACCACCGCGCTCCATAATATCCATTGTCGTCTGAATGATCGGATCAAGCGCCTCATTGTGGAAACGCTCCAGAACCGGCCCGAGCGCAAGGAGCTTCTCCTGCTGCCGGACATTAATTTCCGCCGCAGTCCGGGGTTGCACGCCTTCCATGTCCTGCGAGACCATCAGGATCAGATCGTTCTTCAGCGTTTTCTGAATCTGCTGCTGAAAAGCCGCGACACGCTCCTGCAACGGCTGAAGCTGCGGCGTCGTCTGATAGACCGGCCGCAATCCACCGCCGTTGCCAATCTGGTTCAGTCCGGGGATGAAATTCAGGCCGGACGGGACAAGGCTGACCAGACCGCTCTGCATCGAGGCATCGGCCATCATCGGCGGCCGCACGAACTTGTCGACCGCTTCAGCGAGACGGAGCTGCGCGACCTGCAACGATTTCACATCCGGCAGCGCATCTTCGGCCGGTCCGTGTCCGTAAACATCGTTGCTGATGGCGCCCCAGCGAGGCGCGATGAAAGGCTTGCTGCTGTAGCCTTCGACCTTCAGCGCCTTCACGGTCTCGTTGCCGTATTCGTAATAAACGCCGGTGTATGGCATCCCGCGCCATCCGAACGCGCCATGCACCCGCGACGAATTCGGCATGATCGCGTGAACGACCGGCACTTCCATCGTCAGATTGCGGCTGTCCCACAGCGACTGGATGGTGGGCGAGCAGTTGTCATATCCGAACCGTCGCACGAGCTGGTCAACGGTCTGCACATATTCACGGAACAGTGTGTCGACTTCACCGCGCGCATTCTGCGCCAGATAATATTCGCCGGCCGTCAGCGGATAGAACCGGACCACATCTTCGTAATCCTGAAGGATGATCGTCGCACCAGTCCCGAAGCCGGCGATTTCCTCGTAAAGCTGCGCCATGGCGTTGTAGAAATTGCCGGTCGCGAAAACGCGCATCAGCCTGGACTGACACTCAGCCAGCCACAGCTTGATCTGCGGATCGTCATTCAGCCTGTCGTTCGATGTCGCCAGCCTGAACCAGTCGCGCGCCGGACTGGTGATGCCGGCCATCAGAAACGCAGCGAGATTACCGACCGCGATGGTGCCGGTCCGGTCCACGATCTGCGGGCCTTTGACGCGGCCACGGCTGCTCTGGTTCGGGACGTTAAAATACCTGCCTCGCGTCGGCATAATGAAATGCGTGATGTCACGCCATGTCTCCCGCCACGTGTTGCGGGTATTGCGCATCAGGACAAGCCGACGGTCGGCCTCATCGCGCAGTGCGTCTATCGCGTCCTGTGACGGCTTTTTCTGGTCTGGAGTCTGTGATTGCTTTGGCGCTTTCGCCACGTCAGGCGCCAAGCAATGTCTTGGGTGCGTTCGTCGCCGTCTGCGTCAGACCCTGCGAACTGGTCAGCAAGGTGCTGCCGAAGCCGCCAGCGAGCTTTGCCGCATTGACAGTCGAAGCCGCCTGCTGCGCGCCGCTTTCGTTCACGGACTGGCCGGGAGCGGGCGTCGGCGTGGGTGCGGTCAGTTTAGGTGAGGAAAAGAGGCCCATACGCCAGCGGGTGGCGCGGGTTTGTTAGTACCGGGCTATGCCTGCCACGGATCATATGTCGTCTGAACGGATGGCTTCAGGCCCATGCGCTCAAGATAATTCGGCATGACACTCTCAACCTGCGGCAACATTACGCACATGTAACGTGTTGCATCCATAAGATGATCGTTCTTCTTCACGATCTTGCCCTTCTCGTCGCGGCGATACAGCCGATACTCACCGAGCCATGACTGGAGCGTTTTGAACACCTTCAGGCGCCCGGACGACATACGATCCAGCACATCCATGATCCCGGCTTCGACGCCGTTCTGTGCGGGGACGAGGGTCAGCCCGAGGTCGATATAGTTCTGGAAAAGCTGCTGGCCGTCTCGCTGACCACGTCCGCGCGATGCCGGATCGATTGTGCCACGCATCCACGAACCACGCGCACGGATTGCTTCGGCGTGCACGGCCGGCTCAGCCTGCCCGCGGTAGTGCTCGGAGTAGAGATACAGAATGTCGCTGTCCCGGTCGTGCGCTCCGAATATCGCCGCCGTCCGGTTCCAGCCAACATCGAGCGCATAGCCACGCGGCCAGTATGCGGGGAGATCGAACGGCTCACACACGATGTCTGATTCTGCCACGGGATAGATCGCACCGGAGCCAAGCTGCGGAACTCCCTTGGAGCGGGCGTCGCGCTGGTATGGAGGCAGATCACGCAACAGATCCGCCTTCTGCTGCGCGGACAGATGGGGCACATCGTCCCACGTGCATGTCCCGACCCAGCGGCTCACTCATCGCTCTCCGGCATTTTTCCATCCTCAAGAAACGACATTACCACGTCGGACATTCCTTCGAGTGGCGTAAAGGTCAGGATCACCATGCCGTTCGTCGTCATCGTCCGGATCAGAGCTTCGGTGTAAACGTCCAGCGGCGGTTCCTCATCGAGCCATACGAGATCCTGCTCCGTCCCCTCAAACGATCCACGCCCCTGCTGATAGGCCTTCATTCCGAGCACAGACCATCCGCCGGACTGATGACGAACCTGTATGGTATCGGCCAGATCGGCCACGCCCTGCTTCCATGTGATGGCTCCGATATCGTCTCCCGGAACGAGCCCGGTTCCGTCAAGCGTCTTGCTCTGTCCGATACGTTTTACCCTGCCGAACAGCTTGCTCTGAATGATATCGCGTGATGTCTCGTTCGTCTTGCCGGCCGCCCACGCACGTATCGGCTTGTCGAAGCGCCTGCCATCCCACCAGCGCGGATACCGGCCAGTCAGATGGAGCGCCGTTTCATAGCCTCCCATCCCCTCGGTCTTGCCGACGCGGTTTGCCGCCAGCATCAGCCTCTCGCGGTGATCCCGGCCGGCCCTGAAAAATGCGAGGTGCTTTGGATAGAGTTCACGCCGGAGCGGCCCCGAGTCCGGATAATACGTAAACAGCTTGCGACGGCTGCGGCGGTATTCTTTCTCTTCAAGCAGCGCAATGAGTTCGCGCTTCTCTGCTGGCGAGAGGAGGTCAAGATTCAGAGCCACCAGCCTGCCCGATCAGAGCCTTCACGCGGGAATCCAGCTTGTCATCCGGGATTTCAGCCATGGCGATCTCGCCGCTGTGATCAAGCGCAACGCGGTCTCCGTATTGCTTGGGCATCAGTTTGGAGAGAATCCATTTTCGTGCATCGATCCGAACGCGTGCTGCAGATGCGCTATCCGTATCTCTCGCCGTGTCAGCGATGGCTATAATCTCATCCGAATGCTTTTCGAGGCCTCGCGCGCGCGCCTGCGCGTATCTCGCCGCAAAGCCATCATGATCAGTCTGAGCCCAATACCTTACAGCGCCTTCAGACGGCATTCCTTCCAGCCTGCAAATCGTCGCAAGACCTTCTCCATCTTCCAGACGCTCAAGTATTTCTTCGGCGATCTCTGGCGTGTAAAGGCGATGCTTAGGCGCCATCACATACCCCCATCATCATCAACGGCACGCCCACCAGACCGCACCTCGATAAAAAATCCAACACCGCGCTCGCGGCTGATCGAAACCTTATTGCGCCCGGCACATCCGAGAACGCAGATCGTTCCGCGCAGCACGGACGCCTTGTGCCTGAGCGTATTGTCCGGATCGTCCGGCTCATCGTCAGGCTCAGGCCACAACGCCGAGACCATTGCCGTATCCTCCACGATCACGCCCGGTCGCCGCATCAGGCGCTCCATCATGGCAAAGTTCAGAGGATCAAGCCTGATTGCTCCACGTGGCCCTGACAGCTCACGCGTTTCGACATCGAGCGAAAGAGAGCCACATCGCAAAAGGATTATCTCAGACGCCGCGCTCACCCCACCCTCCCACTCCCATACAAATCACTCTCCGCACCGGCCTTTTCACGCCTCGTCGCGTCCAGCGTGTGCCGCCGATATGCCAGCCCCCACATTCCGCGCACCGGTATGGCGCGACGATTTTATCCTTGTCGCGCATGCGGCTGGCTCTGAACTGCGCGTCCTGCTTTCTCGTGAAGCGGATTTTTCCACCGCATGGCGCTGTCTGATCGCTCGTCATGATACCATGCTCCGGTCTGGATTGGTACGGGCAATGTCACCAGGGCTTTGCATTTTCAGCCTCCGAAATTCCCCGGAACCACGTTCTCGGCCCGTCGAACCTCATTTTGACTTCGCCAGTCTCACCGTGCCTGTTTTTCCGAATGAGAACCTCGGCCAGATTTTTTACCTGCTGAAGGCGGTCCTCGTGAGCCTGCTCACGGTCGAGAAAATCACCGTCTGACTCGTGTGGCTTGCGAACAGGCTTTTCATTTTCGAGATAGTATGCCTCGCGGTACACGAACATGATGCTGTCCGCGTCCTGCTCAATCTGCCCCGAGTTCCTCAGATCAGCCATGACAGGCCGCTTATCGTCGCGCTTTTCCACTTCACGACTGAGCTGCTGCAAAACGATCATCGGGACATTCAGGCTTTTGGCTGTGTAGAGAAGCCCCTGACTGATTTCTGTCGTGATTTCGAACTGCCGCGTCGTGTTTTTTACTGACCGCATCAGGTCCAGATAATCCACCACAATAAGACCGAGGCCAGACTTTTGGCGCGCAATACGTCGTGCGGTCGATTGCAGATAGGGAATATTAATTCCGGCCTTCTGTTCGATCTGGACGGCAAGCCTTTTTACGGCACGCTGAGCCTCTATGATTCTGTCCCATTCAGCCTGAGACAGCTTCACGCGCTCCTTCCCATCCCCGTATCTGGCGGCACGGACATACCCACCGCGCCTGATGGCTGATGCGGGGACGCCCGAATAAGCAGAGATCAGCCGCCGCGTCAGGTCCTTCGCCGACATCTCTCCGGAATAGTAGAGAGTCGTTTTCCCGGAAGTGATCGCCGACCGCACGGCCATCCCGAGCGCGAGCCCCGTCTTTCCCATGCCCGGCCTTCCGGCAAGCACATTGAACGTGCCCGGTTCCAAGCCTCCCAGAACGTCGTCAAGGTCATCGTAACCAACGCTCGCGCCCATGATACCGAAATCGGACTGGAACGCCCTCTCCGCGTCTCTGACTGCTGCGTCTGACGCATCTGCCGCCGACCACAGTGTTTTTCCTGCGCTGCCGGCATTGAGGGCGATCAGTCCGCTCTCGAGCGTATGGAGGATCTCGCCCGTCTCTTCGCCGGCGGGATTAAACGCTGCGGCGCTGGCCTCCGCTGTGAGGGAGATAATCTTCCGCTTCGTCCACGCATCTCGTATGGCCAGAGCATAGTCCTGCACATTGAGAACACCGACTGTCGCATTGAGCAGAGCGGCAAAGCACTGCACGCCGCCCACCGGATCGAGTTCGCTCGCCCCGACCAGATCGCCGCGCAGTGTAACCGGATCCGCGAGTTGCCCGGAAATGATCCGCTTTCCGCAAAGATCGAAAATCCAGCCATACGCCGGGACACTGAACATATCCCCGGAAACGATGCCGGAAACCATGTCGTAGGCCCGGTTCTGCGTCAGAATTGCGCCGAGGAGCGCCTGCTCGGCCTCCGTCGCCGACGGCATCTGGCGAAGAGCCGTCTGATCGGCGAAATCAGGCTGCAACATTGGATTTCTCAATCGTAAGCGCCCACTCGTCGAGGCTCAGCCTCTCACCCGGAGGCACGCCCGCCTCGCGCAGATCATTGCAATATCGGCGATAGGCGTTTTTCGTTTCTTCGGAATACGATCGTGGACTGCCCTCCTCGCGAATAGCGTCAATCTCCACATTTTCGCAGTGCCACGCAAAAGCCTCTGAAACAGGGTTTTCGAAATATTTCAGAGGCTTTCCGGTTCCTGATCTGCTCGTGATGCGCTCGACGGTTTCGATGATGAGCCGCTCAGCGGTGTTGAGGTCGATGCCCTGGTTCACCGCGTCTGCAAGCCATTGTCGGGCAAAGCCGAGAACCGACCGACCAGGCATCCGGGACGGTTTGTCCGATCCGGCTATGCGCTCGCATCTGACACCGAGCCTCATCCATCGGCTGTCGATTTCGGCTTTGAGGCGCTCGGAGGGTCGCTGTCCGGTTCTGGCTTCCGAAGACCCCGGCGTCGGTTGCGCCGGCGCGTGCGCGTGCTGCTGCTTAGCTGATGGTTCTTTGGGGGTTATTGAGGGATTGTCGGCATCTCGTGCCGGTCCCCCTGCATTTAATGCCGGTTCACCGGCATCTGGTGCCGGTCTGTCGGCATCTCGTGCCGCCTTGTCCTGGCATTTAATGCCGCCTGACCGGCATCTGGTGCCGGTATCATGACCGTCTTGAAATCCATTTTCCAGGTTAAGACGATAGCATTTTGACTTATGATTTGTTTCAACTGGCGATATCAGATCAGCCTCGATGAGGCTTTGAATTGAGGATCTGATAGAACGGTCTTTCAGTCCCGTCTTGTCTGATATCGTCGAAACCGACGGCCACGCTTTCATCGACTCATTGGCGCAGTCAGCCAAGGCGAGAAGAACAAGACGCTGGGTCGCAGGAGCATTTTGCCGGAAGGCCCACCGGATCGCTTCTATGCTCATCGCACGGGCTCCATAATAGAACTCCACAAACGCCAGATACGGTCCATCATGTGATCTGTATCTCCGTGCTCGCCGGCTATTTCATTGACATCATTGGACAGATAGACCCACCGCGAGAACGCGACTGCCATTCTCTGGCGTGCGATCCAGAACTCGGCTCTCGCAGCCTGCTCGCCTCCCTTCTCCAGCATGCCTTCAATAATCGGATCGATGCTGGCTGGCGCATGAGGATTGTTATGATCAGGCCCGGGGAACTGAACGACTGTCATGCCTCGATCTCCTCAATCAGGAATTCTGTGCGCTGCTCTGACCTGCGACACTTCACGGGCTCGACGATCAGATTGATATGCTTCGGACTGTCATCCACGATCAGACCGATCCCATATTTATTCCGGACCTTCCCATTTGCCTGAGCGGCCGGCGTCGTCAGAACGTCAAGCGCGTCCTTCACACCGCCATACAGGTTGTCATAATCTGGAAGCCCGCATGAAAACCGCGTCACAGTGACACGGGCTTTCTGCATCGGCTCTGCTGGCCGATCAGGACCGAGTATGGCTATGATCTGCCGTGCAAGCGCGATCTTCGCTTTGCTGCGCTGGCGGAAGTGCTTGCGAAGCTGGGTGTTGAGCAGCGGCGTAGGCTCTGGAAGGGTGAAATGGATCACGCGCATGATACGCACTCCACCCTGCGACCGGCCTGACGAGCGCCCCGCATCATCCGTCCGACACAGGACGGACACCTGTCGGCGGTGCCTTTCCTAAGGTGTGAGGCGATGACCGGAGCAGTAAATCCGCAGCCACACTCTGTCATGACGTAAGCGTGCCCCCGGCTCTTCATCCCGGCCGGGGCATCGATGACAGACAGAACACGCCGGTCTCCGTATGTCCGCCCGACCATTTCTTCTGTTTCACGCCGGTAGCGATCTCTTCTCGAGCACGACTGGCACGACAGCGCCTTCCCGCTGATGAGAAATTTCTCGTAAACGATCCCAACATCTCCGCACTCGCATCTTACGAAGTAGCGCATCATGTAATTTACCGGGGGCGCCACGCCGATGACCTTCCGCTTTCCGAAAGTCTGTCCGCGAAGATCGGGGTTTCTACGTTTCCCGCTCATCGGTCACATTCCGATCGCGTGCATACCTTCGCCCCTTCTTTGACCGGGAAGCACATCGGGCGAACGACATACCCGAGCGCATTGATGACGGCTTCTGTCGGTTCGCGTTTATTGTTCAGGATTTCGCATACGGTCGAAACACAGATGCCATGTTTCTGAGCCCACGCGGACTGACCGCCGGAGCCTGCGACATCGTAGCGCAGAACCTTTCGCATAGAGTCGAAAGAAATCGGGCTGTTCATTTCCCCACCTCATTCCGCTTTACGATGAGCGCAGCACGATAACTGCGAAGAACGAACTCGATACCGTTCGGGAAAACAGCAATCAGAACCCAACCGAACCGATAGATTTTCGGTGGTCCTGCATGGGTGCCAAAACCGCACCATCCGAAGTCAATCCCGTATCCTTTTGGCATTTTCCCTCCTCAACGAGCCGGAAAATCTCGTCTCTCAGCTCGTCACATTCCTGCATGAGCCGGATCAGCTCCGCGCCGCGCGGGGCATTCGTGCCGTCCAGCCAGTTCTGAACCGTGCGCGGTGTCGTTCCGACCGCTCGCGCCAGCAGCTTCGAGGCGTATTTCAGCGGTCCGTATTTCCGCTTGAGCACGCCTGTTACGGTTTCGGCATAGATCGAGGCGTCAACGGCGCTCATTCGACCACTCCGAAAATCTCGGTAAATCTGTGACCTGTTTTTCCACATTGATGCGCTCCATTCTCGGTTTTGCGAGAACACGAGACGGAGAAACAAAACATGGAGGTGCAGCGCCCTGACGACGCAAAGGCAGACGGATCCTCTGCAAAGGACCGTCTGCCGGTTTTATCAAGACAGATCGTCACGCTCGCCCAGGCATGGGCGGCCATGTATCCAACGGCCTGCGCTGACACGCGGCGGATGCTGGTTTTCATGGTCGAAGCGGAGATCATGGGGAATTCCGGATGACGTCAGTCAGAAACGACTGCGATGTCCGGGCGGTATTTCGCAAGCGAACCGCCCCAGATAGCGCCGTATGTGACGGGATGGCCGGCAGGCTTTCCGACCATATGAACTCGCTTCCCGCCAAGGCTGGAGCCGCGAGCCTGCTTTTCCTTCGTCAGCTTCCAGTAGGCAGGCTGGTCATGCGCCGAATTCTTCTTCTTCGTCACTCACTTCTTCCTTTTGAAACAATACAGCGCCCGCGCACCGTCCTGCACGATCCTCAGATCAATCGTTCTGAGCGCGCGCTGCGTGTCGATGTCGGTTTTCGTAACCGGGCTGCCGTCTTTTCTGCGGTGCAGCGAAACCCATTCACCGCCAGTAAGTGCACCGGCGACCGTGTAACCGGCGGGCACTTTCACCGTGCCATCCCCTGCAGCGTAAGGGACCATGCCGCGCAGACCGCGATGGCAATCGAGCACCACACGGTCATCCCGCCGGCGCAGATAAACGCAGCCTTCATCATGGCCGCTCTCCTGTGATGTGGTTTATTGTGTGGATCGTCGCCGCGTTTCCGCTCGGCGTGCTCGCCGGCAGGATCATCGGACGAATGGGGGAGTGACGGGTCATCGCGCGTCCTCCGTTGTGGGTGTGGCGCGCGCGAACAGGTCAGGTCGAAGTTCTTCGCGCGGGATGCCCGTTGCGGCCTCGACAGCAGAAACCCTCTGCGGAGGAATCTTTTTCCACGAGTAAATTGAGGGGGACTTTATGCCTAAAGCCCTTGCGAGGGCATTGACGCCACCCACTGCCTCCGCCGCCCGCTTGATAATATCGTGTTTCATGCAGCGGATGATAGGCATTGCCTAGCGTAAAAGCAATAGGCAAATGCTAGGCGACGATAGGAACTACCTAACGCATTATCGCCTTATGGAATCATGGCCAGTACGCCTGAAACGGCTTCGAACAGCAACCCGGATGTCACAAGCAAAGGTGGCGCAGGAATTGGGTATATCTGCGCCTTCCGTTGCTCAGTGGGAGATTGGCCGCTCCAAACCTTCCTTAGACCGGCTTCCAGTTCTGGCTGATCTATACGGCGTTAGCCTCGAAGAAATTTGCGGCACTGATTTAGGGACTCCCGATGCTGTGATGCGCGTCGTCATCGATGACGCGGAAAGAAGCCCTCGACCGATCAGCTCTGATTTTTCTGGTGATGGCCCGTATTCTGAGAGCGAGGTCGCAATCATTGAATTGTGGAGAACTCTGTCTCCTGACATGCGTGACCGGCTCCTCAGCCTCATTGAGGCAATTTCTCGTGACGCTGCATAAATCCCCCATATCGCTCCCCGTCTCACTATTTGGAGACTGTATCCTAAATGAGAACTTAACGGGAACAGAAAATATCCGGATGGGGGTTATGCGGGGATTTTTGTTGCGGTGATGTGGGGACGAATGCGCTTACGGAAGGGCGCTTCCTGCGTATATGTAATACAAATTTGACAGAGATTCTGATATTATGGACGACATGGCTACCACATTCCTGAGCATTAATTACGATGGTCCTGCCCTTAGTGGTGGCGAGATGGCCGTTGAGGATCTTGCGCCCGCGTTGCTGGCTATGGGAAAGCTTTTTGAGGAAGCTAACCGAGTCATCAATGGAGACAAGTCGAACCTTTCAGTTCGTGTGAAGGCTGGCTTTATTAAAGGCTCCTTTGAGGCAGAGCTCCATCTTATACAAGGCTGGATTGAATATGCCCGAGATATTCTTGTTGGGCCAAATGCAACAGCCCTGGCCGCCCTATGTGCGTTTCTTGGGATAAGTGGCAAAGATGTAATTGGTCTTTTTAAATTACTAAAGCTTTCAAAAGGACGTCAGGCAAGAAAAGCTCGGGTTTTAGAGGACGGGAATGTAGAGCTTGAATTTCCGAATGATTCAGGCGAGCCTATAAAAATAGTGGCTCCAAGAGAAACGGTGCAATTGTTTCGAGACGTTAAAGTTCGTAAGGCTGCGGCTTTAGCTGTTAAGCCACTAGAAAAGGATGGCATTGATACGATTTCTGTTAGAGATTCTTCTTGTGACAAGGCTAGCGCTATTGCGGTTGTTAATAAAGACGACCTCGCTTCCTTTCGGCCACCTGAAAACTCAGACAGCCTAATTATAAGTACGCCTTCAACAATCGCATTTTCTATAGTCAACCTATCATTCAATGAAGACGGCAAGTGGAAACTCAGTGATGGGCAAAATTTAGTATGGGCATCTATTGAAGATGAGGATTTTATTCAGGCAGTAGATAGAAATGAAGTGGCATTCACTAAAGGTGATATCTTACTGTGTGATGTTATCGTTCAGCAGTGGCAAACAGACAGTGGCCTTAAAACCGAAACGCGGATTGTGAAGGTTAAAGAGCATCGTCATCCGACGTCCCGCCAGATCGATCTGCCGTTCGGATAAGTCCTCACAAAATACTGGCTCACCTCATCCCGCCCACCCGGCGGGATTTTTTTTGTCTATCGCGATAGGCATTGCCTATTGACATGCTTAGTAGGCAATGCCTAGTATCACCCCATCAACAGCGCCCCGGCGCAGGAGGATGGGATGAGCAACGCATTAAAACTGAACCAGGCATATACGGAACTGCGCGCGCTACGCGTGGTCGGTGAGGGCATTGAGGGCCTGATAGAGAGCATCAACCGCGCACAGACGTCGTGTTCTCGCCAGATGGTCGATGTCCTTCCGGAAGTGGACGAACTGCCGGTCCAGCTCGATACGACGCTTGGAGTGGTGAAGGCGCGCATCTCCACCATCGAAGACACGATCGACAGCATCCACGCGGACGATCAGCGCGAGCACAACCGCGCTCACCGGGAGATCGCAGCATGATCGGGCGACGGGTTATACTGCTCCCGACCGGTATTTACCCGAAAGCTGATGCAATGTCGGCAGGGCGTTTGGGACTGATCACAGGGAGATGCCTGAACGGAGAACCGGAAATCCTCCTGGACAACGGGAATGTCGTTTCGTGGCCGTCTGATCGGCTGGAGTTTGAGGCGATCGATAACGTCATCCACGTGCAGTTCAGGAGGGCGGTATGAGAATGGCCCTCACATGCCTGGGCGCACTGATTGCGATTGAGGCAGGTATCTGCGCGGTTTTTCTAGAAGCCGTGTCGCAACTCTGATTCCACCGCGCTTCCGGGGCTTCGGTCCCGGTTACGTGGCCGAATTGGCCGAGTATTTCTCTGAGGAGAACCAAAATGGACAGTGATGACTTCGACAATCTTCTTTCCGATGCCGGACGGTTTGATTCGGTTTCTGTTGAGAGGCCGCGCATTGCATACGATTTTCTGCGCGATATCAGACGGGAAAATGCTGATATCGGCGAATGGACAGTAAATCAGCTTATTGAGCAGTTTGAAGACGCTGGCTTCTAAGTAATTCTCCAAGGAGAACAATAATGCCCCATTCAAACGGAATGGCGTTCAATCCTGCGCTCGCGGGTGATCCGGGATACGTGCGCGCGTTCTTTCCGCCGTCCAAGCAGCGTGACCAGAAGATTGTAGCGGGTGTGGTGGCTCGTCTTGAATCAGCGGCACGGTTCGCACGCGAGCAACTGGCGACGCTGGACGACACGTCAGCGCGGCTGAAGGTTCATGACGTGATCGAGAACATTGAAGCGTGCGCCGAGGAAATGCGCGAGGATGCCGAGACGATTGGCGCTCGCCGGCCGGAGGATCAGTGATGCTCAACAACATGGAAATCCTCACCCGCGCCATCCGCACCCGCGACGATAAGAAGTGTGAAGAAGTGCTGGAGAACATGCGCGAGGAGTATCTGTTCATGCACGGATCGCTGCGCGCGGCGAACATGCGGATCAGCGATCTTGGCCGGGAAATCCGGCGTGTGACAGAGCGCGAGAACCGGTCCGTGTTCGTTATCGCATACGAGCGGACGGGCGATGCTCTCGTGCATGGCGTGAAGGCAGCGCGCGTGCTGCTGGCGGCGGCGTTCTCGGCTGCGAGCGCCTGGCTGGAGGTTGAAGCGGTGCCGCGTAATCCGGCGATTGGGGGCGAGTGATGCCAACGCTGCTGGAAACAATAAACGAGATACACAGGGACTATGTGAAGCAGACTGTGGATCAGTGGATGTCTGTCGTCGCTCTGGCCCGGTCTGATGAGAACAGGGCGGATCAGGAGGCTATCGAGGCCGTCCCGGCTCTGGAGGCTATCGAAAAAGCGGCGAAGGCAGCGCGAGAACTACTCCGTGGCAGGATTGCTGCGGACATGCTGCAGAACGGCGTCACAGGTTACCAGTCGCGGCACTACGAAGCCGATCTGGCGCGGTCGGCGATCAAGGCAATCGTTACTGATGAGGCGAAACTTAGAAAACAGTGTCCTGAGTTCTTTGAGCGTCAGCTGCCAAAACTAAAGCGCGCTGAACTGACTGACGCCCTGAAGCAGGGTCAGACGATACCAGGCGCGACACTGAGCAATGGCGGCGAGCCGCACATTGTGGTGCGCGCGAGAAAGGATTTGGCACGATGAGCAATGCTCTTACAGCAGCAGGCGGCTTCTCAATTGATGGGATGCAGGGCGCCATGCAGCTCGCAAAGGCAATGTCAGCTGCAAAGATGGTCCCTCAGCATCTTCAGGGAAGCCCAGGTGACTGCCTGATGGTAATTGAACAGGCGATGCGGTGGCAGATGTCCCCGTTCGCGGTGGCGCAGGCGACGGCCGTTGTCCGCGGCAAGATGACGTTCGAGGGAAAACTTATAGCGGCCGCTGTGCAGACGAGTGGTGTCCTTGAAGGTCGGCTGAACTATGAGTTCGCCGGATCTGGCGATAATCGAAAGATTACGGTTATCGGGCATATCCGAGGCGAGAAAAGCCCTCGCACTGTCGATGTGGTTTTGAAGGATGCCAAAACAGACAATCAGTGGTGGACGAAAACGCCAGATCAGATGTTGTCGTACCACGGCGCCAGAGTTTGGGCACGCAGGCACGTTCCGGAGGTAATGCTCGGAGTGTATGCGCCAGAAGAATTTGATTCAGCCCCTCCGCATCATGAGACAGTTGACGTCACTCCAGCGCAGACGCGCACAATACAGCAGGACAGGCCAGTAGATCACCTCGCCGTCTGGACTACGCGGCTCGAGAGCTGCCGTGATGCTGAGTGCTGTGACCGGCAATATGCGCTTTGGGACGAGACGATCCAGAAAGCCGAGGCTGCAGGCAGGCCAATCGCTTCCGATGTCGCGCAAGCCGTATTCGATATGATTGCTGATAAGCGCGGATCATTTCCGCAGACAGTTGTTCATGACGATCTTGCGGAGATCCCGGCATGACCAACCCCATTAAAACCCCCGCCGGATATTTCGTGCAGTTGCCGCTTACAGAGGAGAGGCGGCAGGCACATTATAACGGTGGTGAGATTCTTCCTATAGAAGATGCTATCCGCGCAATCGGCACCCCGGTCGCGGATGATGTGCCAGTTGTCACGACCCTTGGGACAGTTCGAGACCCCGTGCCATGCGTCCGCCAGTCCGACCATCTTGCGGCTCTCGTGAAAGCCCGCGCTGAGAACGAACGGTTGCGGGGCGCGCTTGTAAACCTCGTGAAGAGCGCTGAAAGAGTGAATTCACGTGGTGCTGTCACAGGAAATCAGTGGGTTTCTTTTCCTTTCAATATCTCTCGTGCCAAATATGTCCTGAACGCGGAGCCGACGCCATGACACCGGGAAGTATTCAATATTTCGAGTATTGGACACAGGACGTGAGAAAAGACGGCGTCCCGTTTCCAAAATTTGCGGAGTGGTTCGGTGACGACGAAAAAAGCATGCGCGAATGCACCGAAATCTGCCGCCGCTATACCATAGAACTCCGTTACTGGTCGGACGATATGCCCGCATCAATGATGGAAGAAAGCGAAGCACTCGAAGCAAAACATCTCAACCAGATTGGACGCCCGTCATATCACGGCAAAGACGGGTGGAGGATGGTGGGCGCATTCGACACAGAAGACGGTGAAATATGCCTCCTGTATTCGCGGCCCATTCAGCAAGAGGGGCTAGCACCATGACCCCGACACCAGAAATGAACACGGAGCCGCCCCCATGACCCACGCAAACGGCTGGCCGGATAAAGAGCGGCCGGGGTATCCCAAAGATCCCGGTATGTCAGGGTGGCATTGGTTAAAGCAGAAGGAAGGAAATCAACACTCGTTCCCTGTTCTTTGGATGCAGATCAGGCTTAGCGAAAATTTTCCATACGAATGGCTATGGGTGTTTGGATCCGATGATTACTGGCAAGGAAAGGAAGTCGCGAAGTATCACACATATCTTGGCTCGTGCCCCACACCCGACGAACTCACCGCCCTCCTGCGCGCCGAACGCGAGCGTTGCGCGAAGGTGTGTGAAGCTGAGAAACTTCCTGATTTTTCTATGCCGGAGCAATGGCACAATAACGGGTGCAAGCACAGCGCAAGCGCCATCCGCAGCCTCCCGGACGAACCGCCGTGCACGCGTTCCTAACGTTCGCGCTCACCTTCGTTTCGGCATATGGGATCGCGATGCTGAACGACTGGCAAAAGAGAAATCCGATTACTGATGAAGACAGGGAGGCGATGTATGTCTGGTAAGAGGACGCGGGAAGAGCAGGTTCGGGAACTTCGAGGTGAGTTAATCTGGGGGCACGGTGGAATATCATCACTTCCCGTAGCAGAGGCACATATCACTGAAGCCGAACAGCGCGGCCGCGAACTGGAGCGGGCGGAGAGAGCGAAGGATACGGAGCGGCTGGACTGGCTTGCCCGACAGTTCAAAACCGGAATGGTCTACATGAACGGGGATTGCATATTCGCGCCAAACCATCGTGTTAACGCCCTCAAGGGACGCAATTTCAACGATGCAATCGACGCAGCGATGAAGGAGATCGGCGATGCGTGAACCGACGCCGGAGATGATCGAGGCCGGAGCAGCCGCTGCCCATGGTGAAAGCGACTGGCATCGGGCAGCGGATTTCACGAAAGTCAGACACAGGGACTACGTTGCGCCGGTAATAAAAGCCGCCCTGGCCGCAGCCCCGTCACCGTGGCGGCCGATTGCTGAGGCGAAAGACAGAGATGTCCCAAATGCTCTTCTGTGCATTGCAGGAGAACCTGACGTGTTCCTCGGAAGTAGCCGAAACGGCGTCTGGTGCGACGAGCTTGATATGGTCGAGCCCACGCACTTCATGGAAATCCCCGCGCCGCCGGAGAGCGCCGATGAGTGATGACGCAGAAGAAATGCCGAACAATGTCGTCAGTATCGGCGAATATCTGTTTGAGAAGCGAAACACCTCTTACGGAAGAATTGCCGGTATCGGCGGGGAGGAAAACTGCACTCATCCCGCTCTTCTTCTTGATTCAAACGGTGATGTGGTCACATGCAAGGATTGCGGAAAACAGGTGTCCGCTTTCTGGGCTCTCCATAGGTGTCTGGATGAATACAGAAAGCGGTGGAACGATGTCGTTCATGCCAAACGCCAGCAGCGTGAGCGCGAGATAAAGACGCTTCGCCTGAAGTCCGCACAAACTATAGAGAAAGCATGGCGCAGGCGCGGAACAGTGCCGACGTGCCCACATTGCGACCGGGGGATTTTTCCGACTGATAGGTTTGGGGCGGTTGGGAAGGCTCTTGAAATCGAAGCACGCGAGAAAGATCCGCAGGATAAGTGGAGTCAGGTTGCCTCATGTGAGGTTGTGCGTGCCTTTGAAAAGGCGGCAGCCGATGAGTGACGCCATCACGCCACGAGGCCTGCCAGCCAGAGAGGCGGCGAGATACATTGGCATATCTGAAAGCCTGTTCCGGGACAGGGTCGCGAGTGAAATAGCGCCGTTCCGGATTGGCTCACGCTGTCTGTGGGATCGAAAGCAGCTTGATCTGTGGCTGGATCGGCGGTCGGGGATCATATCAGTCACGGCGGACACACATAAAAGCCGGTCAGGACTGGACGAGCTTCTGGGCACCTGATGAATGGTTTCCGTCAGAGTAAAATACCTCCAGCGGCATCGTGGCCGTGATGGGAAGGTGCGATTTTATTTCAGGCACCCAAAACTGCCCAGGCAGGCACTTCCCGACATAAACGATAAGGATTTCTGGCCGGCATATCAGAACGCCATGGCGCAGATCGTGGAAGATGCACCGAAGCCAATACGTGGGTCAGGAACATTCGGTCGTCTTTGCGAGGAATGGCTGAAGACGAATGCGTTTCTATCCCTGAAACCTTCGACCCGAAAAGGATACCGCAACAATCTTCTCAGGATGATGTGCGCCGAATTCTCAACTTTCCCTGTCGCAGAATTCGAGCCGAAACACATCAGAGCAATTCTGGCGCAGTTTGCAGACCGACCGGCATCAGGAAACCGATGGCTTCGTATGTTTGGCATATTGTTCAGGTTCGCAATCGAGCGGGACATGAGGCAGACCGACCCGACGAGAGATGTGCGGCGTCTGAAAGAAAAAGCGGACGGAGCGCGGCCGTGGACAGAAGAAGAAATAGCGCAGTTTCAGTCGCGCTGGCCTGTCGGGTCACGACCCCGGACAGCGATTGCGCTTCTCCTTCACACGGGGCAGCGGCGTTCAGACGTTGTGAAAATGGGTCCGGGCAGCATTCACGACGGTATGATTGCAATCACGCAGGAGAAAACCGGTGTCAGCCTTCTGGTGCCGATTCTTCCGGATCTCGCGGAAGCTCTGGCAGCGGTCATGCACGTGAAAGCATATTTTCTCGAAACGCAGCCGGGACGGAAACCGTCATCCGATTCGCTCGGCAATCTCATGCGGGACTGGACTGCGCAGGCGGGATTGCCCGAGGGGTTATCCGCGCATGGCCTGAGAAAGACATCCGCGCGAAGGCTGGCCGAAGCCGGATGTACACCACATCAAATCGCTGCGATCACAGGTCATAAAACCCTGTCGGAGGTTGTGAGGTACACACGGTCTGTCGATCAGAAGAGACTCGCGAGGCAGGCAATGGCTCTGCTGTCGGCTGTAAAACCGGGTTCAGGAGATTGTAAAACCACCGCTAAAAATGGCTGA